ATAAGCAGCCGGGTTACAGATACCGTTGGATTCGCGTCACGCTTACAGGCCAGTCTGACGCTCGCAACATCTCTTCCAAGATCAGAGAAGGTTGGGAGCCAGTCAAGGTCGAGGAGCAGCCGCAATACTCACTGCTAGTCAACGGCGAGGGCAGGTGGAAAGACTGTGTCCAAGTCGGCGACGTGTTGTTGTGTAAGACGCCGGAAGAGCTGGCCGAGCAGCGTAACAACCATTACCTGAAACAATCGGAGCAGCAAATCCGTGCGGTAGACAGCAACCTTATGCGTCAAAACGACCCACGTATGCCACTCTTTAAGGAGTCGAGTTCATCGACGACGCGAGGTGGCGGTTAAACTTATTGGAGTTATCAATGGCATATCCTACTGTTGACAAGCCCTATGGGCTTCAGCCGATCAATCTGATCGGCGGTCAGGTGTACGCCGGATCGACTCGCCTGTTCCGTATTGCTAGCGGCTACGCTACTAGCATTTACTACGGCGATGTGGTCAAACTCAATTCCGATGGCACTGTTGTCAAGGATACGGGTACAACCACGGCGACCCCGGTTGGCATCTTTTTAGGCTGCACTTACACGAACCCGTCCACCAAACAGAAGTTGAACTACCAGTACTACGCTGGCGGTACAGCTGCTGACGACATCCAGGCTTACATCGTGGATGACCCGGACGTCCTGTTCAAAGTTGCTGCTGTTTCTACCGGTACTACCGTTGCTTTCTACAGCTCGGAGCAGATCGGCCTGAACGCTGCACTGGTACAGAACAATGGTTCTAACACCACAGGCGATTCGCAAGTTGCAATTCTTGGCACCTCGTTTGCCACGACTGCATCTCTGCCGATTCGTGTTGTCGACATTGTCCCTGACACGTCAAACAGCTCGAACGGTTACTGCGAGTTCATTTGCAAATTCAACGCACCGTACATTGTTAGCACCGCGTCCATTAACTTGGCTGGCGCAAACACGGTAACCTCGACGGTTACAGGCGGTCATGCGTATTTGAACCCGACCGGTGTTTAAGGAGTAAGACATGGCTATTTCACGCGCACAACTACTGAAAGAGCTACTGCCTGGCCTGAACGCCTTGTTCGGCATGGAGTACGCTCGTTATGGAGAAGAACACAAGGAGATCTACGAAACGGAGACCTCCGAGCGTTCGTTCGAAGAAGAAACCAAGCTGTCTGGCTTTAGTGCCGCGCCGGTCAAGAACGAAGGTTCTGCGATCCGGTACGACAACGGTCAGGAAGCTTGGACTGCACGATACAACCACGAAACCATCGCTCTGGGTTTCTCGCTGACCGAAGAGGCCATCGAAGACAACCTGTATGACAGCCTGTCGGCTCGTTATACCAAGGCGCTGGCTCGTGCGATGTCGTACACCAAGCAAGTCAAAGCGGCAGCAGTACTGAACAACGGCTTCTCGTCTAACTACCCCGGTGGTGACGGCGTAGCTCTGTTCAGCACTGCACACCCGCTGGTATCTGGTGGCACCAACAGCAACACTCCGTCGACCCAAGTTGACCTGTCTGAAACCGCGTTGGAAAACGCAGTCATCCAGATTGCAGCTTGGACTGACGAACGTGGCCTGCTGATTGCCGCTCGTCCCCGCAAGCTGATCGTGCCTCCGGCATTGCAGTTTGTGGCAACCCGCCTGTTGGAAACCCAACTGCGTCCGGGAACCAATGACAACGACGTGAACGCGATCGTTAACAACGGTTCGATCCCGGAAGGCTATACGATCAACCACTTCTTGACCGACACGAACGGCTGGTATTTGACCACCGACGTTCCAAACGGCATGAAGCACTTTGTTCGTATCCCGTTGCAGAACTCCATGGACGGGGACTTCGATACCGGTAACGTCCGTTACAAGGCGCGTGAGCGTTATTCGTTCGGATGGTCGGATCCTCTGGGTATGTTCGCATCCCAGGGTGCTTGATAGAAGGGGGCTTAAATGCCCCCTTTTTTCATAGATTTATGCTATAACGCAGTAATTCCGGGAATACCGGGTGTGGCAAACAGTCCCGGCTGACGTCAAGCAGATTGCCATACCGAACTCGCTTGAGAGGACAATTCGATGGCTGTATCTACTACCCAAAGCATTTGGCGTTCGGGCGGCGGTGATAACACCCGCCAAGCTTATTGCGGCACCGGCGTCATGGCAGCAACTTTCTATGTTGCAAACGCGGCAGTCTCTGGCAATGTTGTTGTTGCACAGGGTCAGACTGCTCAAGTCATTCTTCCTGCAAACGCTGTTGTTACGCACGTCATGATTACTGACGCGCTGACTTCCGGCACGATGAATGTTGGCTACGTTACTGTAGACGGTGCGACCAACAACAAGTCGTATCTGGCAAACGGTGCTTCTGCTGTTGCAACTATCACTCCGGGATCTACTGGCAACGGTGCTGGTCTGGGTTTGGTGATGAGCGCAACCAAGAACGTGGTGATCACAACTGAGAGCAAGAGTGCTGCTACCGGCAACGTGGGTGGCATCATTTTCTACTACGTTACTGATCCTCTATTTGGTCAGCAGAACAACTGATAGGGGGCCGCTATGGCTATGCAATCAGACGTTCGGCCAGCCAATTGCCCTGCCGGGGCGACCACTGTTGCGTATGAGGGTCGCACCCGTTTAAAGGGCGGCTTGATTCAGTTTTCGGGAACGGCAACCGTTTTAATCAAAGACGGTACGTCAAACCTTGTGATCTTCACGGCGCCAGGAACGGCAGGTGTATCTCCGCTGAACATTCCTGATCAGGGAATTGTTTGCCGGTCTAACTTGACGGTGACCACGAGTGCAGGTGCAAACGTAACGGTGTTCTATGGCTAAGTCTCCGGCATGGACGAGGAAAGAGGGAAAGAATCCCGAGGGCGGATTAAACGCCAAAGGAAGAGCCTCTGCGAAAGCGCAAGGCATGAACTTGAAACCTCCCCAGCCGGAAGGCGGCGCGCGCAAGAAATCCTTTTGCGCCAGGATGTCAGGCATGAAGAAAAAGCTGACAAGCGCCAAGACTGCGAACGATCCGAATAGTCGTATTAACAAATCTTTACGAAAGTGGAAGTGCTGACCGTGGACCTCGCATTTGTATGGAACGGCGCGTTATCGCTGTTCGTGGGCTTGTTTGCGTATATCGCTCATGAGAAGTTCTCTGAGCTTGCGCGGATCACGATCTTGTTGAACAAGACGCGTGAGGAGATTGCACGAGACAACGTCACCAAGGCGGAAGTTGACCGCATCACCGATCACATAGATCAGCGATTCAATCGTCTGGAAAACAAGATAGACCAGCTGATTGAGTCACAAAGGAGAGTGTTATGAAGAAGAAGGCAAAGCGCTATCAGTCTGGGGGCGTTCTACGCGACCGATTTGGCAATCCTGTGCGGTCAGGTTCTGGTGATGTGGTTAGAACTGGTTATCCAGATCGTTCGTATGATGAGCAAGCATCTGCCTCTATGACGGAAAGCAGCGACTACAGCGGTCGCCGGGCGCGTTCGCCTGAACCATCGAGCGCAGAAAATTCAAGCATGACCAGTGATTACATGCCGCGTAGCACATTCAAGATGCCAGACCTTGGCGGCGAGGATAGTTCTGAGACGCGCAAGATTACAGATTACATTCGGACAAGTCCTAAAGAGGACAGTGTGTCTGAGACCATCAAGGAAGAGGTCAAGCCAAAACCAAAGCCAAAACCAAAACCTCGCAAGCGTGTAAGTCAATCGTTTGGCGTGGATGAGGCTGGCATTGAAGAGCGCAGCAAAGCAGCAAAGTCAGACACTCCATACGGCAAAAGCGAGCGACTCAAGGCGCTTATGGGAACTTTCTCTCCAGAGCGTTCTTCCAAGCGTTACGCAGAATCCACTCCTTATGCTCGGTCAAAAATGGGCATGAAGTCGGGCGGCAAGGTTAGTTCTGCATCTTCACGGGCAGACGGTATTGCTCAACGCGGAAAGACACGCGGGAGGATTTGCTGATGCCTAAGAAAGATGAACGCGTTGGGTCTTATGTAGGGAAAGAAACCGAACGTGAAAAGGAAATGAACGAAAAAGACTTTTATCGGTATGTCCCGGCAGAGTATCGCGGCAAAATGCCATTAGGTCCCGTTTATGACCCAGATAGTCCTTATCTTAAAAAACGCAGAGAACACGAAAGACAGTACCTTGAGTCTGCTACAGATAGCGATGACCGAGTACGCAAGCTAAAAGTTATTGCCGCGCAGACCGATGAAAATGTACCAATAGAAAAAGCGAAATATAGACGCGGACACATAGCTACTAACGAAGCTCTTTATGGAATGAAAAAAGGCGGCAAAGTTTCATCTGCTTCTGCCCGCGCTGATGGCTGCGCTATTCGCGGCAAAACCAAAGGAAGAATGGTATGAGAAAGCGCAGAAAGTTTGCCGACGGTGGTGTGACAGGTCAGACCCAGCAGCCTACATATCCGTTCTACGGTAATCAGCCTATGGCCGGTGGTCAGAGTGGCGGCATGAACCAGACGTTCAACATGCAGCCGCAAGCCATGTCAGGTCCAAACGATCAGATGACGCAGCGCTTTGCCAAGGGCGGTCAGGCAAAGGTAGGCAAGGTCATGTCAGAGTTCAAGTCCGGCAAACTGAAGAGTTCATCCGGGCAGAAGGTAACCAACCCCAAGCAGGCTATTGCTATCGGGCTATCCGAGGCTGGCCTTTCCAAGAAAGCTAAAGGAGGCGAGATGAAAGAGTCTATGAAGAAGGTCAAAGAAGAGGTGTCCTTCATGAAGAAGAAGGGCGCACCCAAGTCGATGATCAAGCATGAGATGGCAGAGGCCGGCATGAAGTACGGCGGCAAGGTCAAGAAGATGGCAGGCGGCGGTCTGGCTGGCGGTCATAAGTCGGCAGATGGTATTGCCAAGAAAGGCAAGACCAAGGCTATGCAGGTCAAGATGGCCAAGGGCGGTGCGACCAAGATGCGCAAGGGCGGCTACTGCTGATGAGGCCGTCACGCGGCATGGGCGACATTGCCCCCAGCAAGATGCCAAAGGCGAAGAAGAAGTCTCGCCGGGACAACACCGACTTCACGCAGTACAAAGAAGGCGGCAAGGTGAACGCTGCGGGCAACTACACGAAGCCCAGTCTACGAAAGCGGATTGTGGCGCAAGTAAAAGCGGCAGCAACTCACGGCACCGCCGCAGGTCAATGGTCAGCCCGCAAGGCACAGCTAGTGGCTAAGAAATATAAAGCCGCAGGAGGAGGTTATCGTGACTAACTGTGCTTTCCACCGGCAAGTATAAAAGCGGCGAGTTTAGGATGTTTACCAGCATGGCATATGCGACACAAAACTTGAATGTTTGTAGGGTCCGCTCTAAGGGCGGGTTCTGCGCTGTGCGACTTGATGTGATGGCCTTGCAAGTCCTTTGTTGCGCCGCATTCTTCGCAGTGTTTTCTTTCCGCAACAATGTGGGCAATGACTTTTCTGGTGCTGTGTTTGCGATTGCTTATGCCGCCTTTCCAATTTGGGTGCGCCTCTCCTTTTGGCATCGCGCTATTTTGACGGCAAAGGACAGAACAATACGTGCCGGTACCTCCACGACCTTTGCGAATTTGAAATGCTTTTCCGCAACTGCGGCATGTGCAGTCAATCAAAGTTTTGTTTCGTTTTGGCTTAAGTTTGTGCGAACAGCTTCTAGAGCAAGCATTGGTTTCCCCCCTAACGTGGGCGTGAGGTCGCGTAAACTCTGTGCCGCAAGCAGCGCATGTCAATGTAATATGCCCACGGCCCTCAATTTTCCTTTGGAGTCTAGACATGGCTGAAAAGAAAAAGTGGATTCAGAATGCTATTAAACCACAAAATGTGGGAAAGTTGCGTTCTCAGCTTGGCGTAAAAGGCGACAAACCCATCCCGGCCAAGAAGCTAGCCTCTGCTGCCAAGAAGCCTGGGAAGCTAGGCCAGCGCGCGAGATTGGCGCAGACGTTGAAGAAGTTGGGCAAGAAGTGAAAGCACCGCAGCAGAGCCTGAAGGATTGGGGCGAGCAGAAGTGGCGCACAAAGAGTGGCAAGCCATCGTCGAAGACTGGCGAAAGGTACCTACCGGAAAAGGCGATAAAAGCGTTGTCGCCGGCAGAGTACGCAGCGACGACGAAGGCAAAACGGGCAGGAAAGAAGGCGGGAAAGCAGTTCGTGAAACAACCAAAGAGCATAGCTCAGAAGACGGCGAGATTTAGGTAATGGCCTATACCACTTCCACGACGGACTTTAACCCGACGGTCAACGAGATCTTCGAGGAGGCGTTCGAGCGCTGCGGGCTGGAGATGCGCACGGGCTATGACTTTCGCACGGCGCGGCGTAGCTTGAACTTGCTGCTGACAGAATGGGCTAATCGCGGCATCAATTTGTGGACTATCGAGCAGGGGCAGATATCTTTGGTTCAAGGGCAGATAACCTATGATCTGCCTGTTGATACCGTGGATCTGCTGGAGCAGGTTATTCGAACCAACCCTGGGCAGATTGGTACGCAGTCAGACATCAACATCAACCGAATCTCTGTTTCCACGTACGCAACGATCCCGAACAAGCTTACGCAAGGCCGCCCGATTCAAGTCTGGGTGAATCGCCGCAGCGGGCAGACAAGTGATGCGCCCGGCGCCACACAGCAGAATCCGCAGATCAACGTATGGCCAAGCCCAGATCAAGGTACGGCACAGACACCGTACTACTACTTTGTGTACTGGCGGCTGCGCAGGATGTTTGACGCAGGCAATGGTGTGAATGTGGAAGATATTCCATTCCGTTTTCAGGAGTGCCTGATCTGTGGTCTGGCATATCGTCTGGCTATGAAGTTGCCGGGTGGTCTGGAGCGGTTACAGTTTTTGAAGGCGCAGTACGACGAGGCATGGGAGATGGCGGCAGG